CCGAATTGTCATCCATTGTACCTTCTCTTTCGGATGCGGACTTCTATGGCCTTAACCGCGAAGCATTTAATTACTTCGCGGATGCGTTCCCACAAAAGATGAGCTTTGGTGAGTTCGTCTTTGGGTTACGTGAGCTTCAGGATTTAATACCTAAGCTACAAGAATCCATGGCTAAGTCCTTTAGTGGAGGGTATCTAAATAAGAAATTTGGTTGGGACAACCTCCTTTCTGATTTAGAAACTCTCGGTGGTATAGTCCAGACGGCTCGCGACAGGCTTGAATACCTGAAGCGAATCTATGGAGTCCCAACTCGGTTGGGATTTTCTCGTCCGAATTTAGACGTCTTAACCCACCATGTGGGTGAACACGTCGATTGTTCGATCGAGGATGCTGCTATCCACACCACTATCACCTTAAAATCCTGTCGTATGGATATGAGAGCCACAGCAACTATTGTTGAGACTCTCGATTTCCTGGACGGGACCATAGGTTTGATCCGAAGTCTAACGGGTGCCCTTGGGTTGAACAATCCAGTCAAGGCTATATGGGAAACTCTCCCATTTAGTTTCTTGGTGGATTGGTTCTTCAACATCTCGGGTCACCTTGATACTGTTACTCGCGCTGAGCCGGCAACTGGCTGGAACGTTTCAAACGTTTCCTGCAGTTATCATCTCACTGCTGAGTTCAGTATTGCGTCTACGCGTGTTCAAGGGTTTGACCTGACAACAGGTTACACCCGAGATCAAGGCGTAATACGGTTAGATGAGTATAGAAGGTTTGCTGAACTTCCGCTCAGTGTTGTGGACTTGTTACCCACAACTGAGCTTTCTCCCACGCAGCTGACGCTACTTTTCGCCCTCCTTCATCAGGCGGGCTAATCGCGTCTATATAGGAGCTCTTCCATATGTCACTTACAATTACGACATTGGATGCACGAGACGGTACCGATCAAACGTATGCCCTTGTGGGCATTGACGCTACATCGAGTAAACGTATCGACACTTCGTCGACTCTGTCTGAACCCAAGATACTGTCTGTAAAGCACAGTAGCACAGGTTCGGGAGCCAACCAGGTCGATCGGCATCTTGTTCAATGTTCGGTAACGAAGTTGAACACTGCTGGCGTGCCAAGGACTGGCGTCGTAAATCTTACGGTTGCCATGCCCCGGGATACGATCATTACTGCGAACGACATAGAAGACTGTATTGCAAATATAGTCTCCCTAGTCTGTAATCACGCTTTCAGCGCGACTACTGGGTTCACAAATGATACGGTCATCACACAACTTCTCCGTGGGGAAAGTTAGTTTCATTTCCTAATCCAATCTAACGAAAGGAGGTAAGAAATGATGAATACTAAGGATCCCTGGGTAAAGGTTGTGCTCACACTCGTTGTAGTAGGTATAGTTATATACATACTACAACATACGCAGTTACTGCAGACAATCCTCGGCATTGCCGCGGTTGGCTGATGGACTGTAACTCCTACGACAGCTGGAACGGCCTTGGATAGGAGCCCTTATGAAGGACCCTAGTAAGAGCCAAGTCGACTTTTATGTCGACCTATATTCGCAGCTGATTGCGTGCGATCCGCTGAACATCGCGTCATCAAAGTCCTTAGCAAGGGACATCGCGACTATCCAGTCGCGAGTCCTTTGCGAAGGCCTCTCATTCCTAACCAAGGTTCTTCCCAAGCTTGGGAAGGCTCTTGACCAAGGTTTGATGAGCTCTCTATTCACCGTTCCTTCTGACTTCAAAACTCAGAAGGGACTCGGGAATATACCCGCTTTCATGCAGGTATATTTCAATAGAGTTTTTGATGCTCACGGTTGTCTCCGAGACGATGCAGACCCTTACGCAGTTCAACACTTGCGTCAGGTTCTCTTCTTCGCGTATAAGCTCGAACTTCCTTATCGGACTAAGGACGAACAGGCAGTTATTGCCAAGTTCGTCCAGACCGAAAGGGAGATCGATCTTACTGATGATGTAGAAACGCAACAGATATTAAATGTTGCGCAATACATTACTTCAGATGTTTTCAGAGGGTTTGATCCCAAAGAAATCATTCCGCGACACGGTCCCGGGGCGGTTGCAACTGGTGAAAGGCTTGATGATAAGTGGGCTTTCGCCCGCTTATATAATGGTATTCACCAGTTGTATCCCTACTACGAGTATTTCATCGTAGGATGGGGGAGGGAGCTCGCAGATCGATTGGACTGGTACAATTCTTTGGAACGCCACGAAAGTGGCGTCGCAAAAGTTGTCCTTGTTCCAAAAGATTCTAGAGGTCCGCGGCTAATTTCCTCTGAACCCCTTGAATATCAATGGATTCAGCAGGGTCTTGGTCGGAAGATAATGTCCCATTTGGAATCCTTTTGGATGACTCGTGGAAACATTAACTTCGAGCATCAGAGTACTAATCAAGCATTAGCTCTATCGAGTTCTCTCGATGGTTCTTATGCTACGTTAGATCTCAATGATGCTTCTGACCGCGTGTCTTTAGAACTTGTGGAGAAGATATTTGGTCATGGTGACCTTAAACTCTTACTCCGTTGTCTAAAGGCATGTCGCTCGACAGCAACTCGTCTCCCTAATGGAGACATTTTGCCCCTGAAAAAGTTCGCTCCCATGGGGTCAGCTTTATGCTTTCCCGTTGAGGCATTCGTTTTCTGGGTCATTATGGTTGCTGCTGTGAGCCGCCACTATAAAATGCAGCCGTCGGAAGTCGGAAAGCGAGTCTTCGTCTATGGTGATGATATTATCATCCCCACGGACTGGGTCTCGTTATGCATACAAACTCTTGAATCTTGCTCACTTAAAGTGAACAAGACCAAGAGCTGTACTACAGGTAACTTTCGCGAATCCTGTGGCGTTGACGCTTTTAAGGGCGTTATTGTCACACCGCTTCGTTTAAGGAAACTGTGGAGCAGTCGGAAGACGGATGGGTCTGCCTACGCGTCTTATACGTCCCTGGCAAACATGCTTGGGAATCGTTATACGGCCGCTAGCAATTACTTATGGGAGAAATTAGAAGAGGTCTATGGGGTAATCCCCCATGGTACTGTTTTCTCATCTTTCCCATGTAGAATTGTGACCGATGTTGAAGAAGCCGAGTTATTTAACTCTAAGTTCTTCAAACATAGGTATAGCAGACGTTACCAACGAACCGAGTTCTTTCTTAATGGCCTTTCATCCATTAAGATCCAAACTGAACTTGATTCTTGGCTTCGACTCCTTCGGAACGTGGTGTCCGAGCAGATCGATGATCCATCGTCCATCGTTGTTCCTCGCTCGATGTCAATCAAGCGTGGATGGAGGGCCCTCTACTAGTAGAG